AACATTATCACTGTTTATGAAGACATTGAAGACACAGATATGCAGGACTTTGTGTTTAATTTTTATAACGAACTAAAGAAAACATTTAATATTCTTGAAAGTTATAATAAAGCAATCACACTTGTTCCACATGTAAGTGAATATGTAGACTTAAGGACCACCACATGACATTCAGAAGAGATCTAGATAAAATAGAAGAAGAAAAAAGAAGCTTACAATTACTCACAAACGAAGAACGTAATGCGATTGTATGGGCAGGACGATTACGTGGAAAGTCTTTTGAAGAAATACACTTTTTTTTAATAAATAGTTATTCTAATCAACTTCCTAAAGATTATTCTATTAAGGACGTACAAAAAGACTTAAGCACTGCCTTAAATAAATTACAAACTGCTTACACAGAAACTGCTGCTGAGCTTGTACAAATAGAAGCACATCGATTCGATGTAATGTTAGATTCTATTTGGAATAAAGTAAAAGATGGTGACACAAAGGCAGTAGATGCTGCACTTGCTATTAGCAGAGAAAGAAGGAAAATGTTAGGACTTGATGAACCTGATAAGATTCAAGTTGATTGGAAAGTCACTTTAGCACAACTTGTTCAATCAGGAGAGCTTACACCTGCTGACATAGTAAAAGATTTTGGCGAAGAAGTCTTAACTGAAGTCAACTATAAATTATTGGAGTTAAATAAATGATTCCTGATTCAGTGTATAAGCAAGCTAAGATTGCTAAGATTCAAAACGAACTATCTAAAAGAAGTGCTCTTAAAGCACCAGATAAACCTTTATTGTGGCTTGTAGCTATTTTTCCTGGAATATTCACTAAACCTTTTGCACAATTTCATGAACACATGTTTGAGTGGGCATGGAATATAGAAATAGAAAAATCATCTCCCCCTTTTGTTTCAATTCTGTCACGTGGATTCGGTAAGTCTACTTGTGCTGAGTCTGCTGCAATTATGTTAGGAGCAATGAAAAAGCGCTCTTATTGTCTTTATGTTTCCGCTACACAAGATTTAGCTGACCAGCATGTTGCATCTATTAAAGATATGGCAGAAACACCAATCATGTCTTCCTACTATCCTATTTTTGCAAAACCTAAATTGAGTAAAGAAGGACATTATCGATCATGGAGAAGAAATAGGCTTGCTTTTGGTAATGGATTCACTGTTGACAGTGTAGGCCTTGATAGTGCTAAGCGTGGAAGTAAAATGATGGATAAACGTCCTGACTTGATTGTTCTTGATGATATTGATGAAAAAGGTGACAGTCCTTCAATTACACAAAAAAAGATAGATGCTATTTTCACTTCACTCTTACCTGCTGGATCTAAAGACTTAACAATCCTTGCTGTTCAAAACATGATTATTGATACAGGAATCTTTGCAAGATTAAGTCAAGATGAACCTCCCTTTTTGAAAAACAGAATTCTTTCTGGACCCTATCCAGCTTTACAGAATTTTAACTGGAACTATAAAAAAGATTCTACCGGTAGAAACTTAATCGAAGTACATGGAGAACCCACATGGAAAGGATTTACACTTGAAAACATTCAAGAGATTATAAACAATATCGGTATCACAGCTTTTCAAAGCGAATATCAACACACTATCATCGATGAATCTTCAATGTTTAATGGAATTAAGTTTCAAAGAATTCCACATTCACAAACACCTGAACTTTTTTATAAAGTTGTTTCGCTTGATCCTGCTGTCACAAGTAATGATGGAAGTGACAGTCATGGAATCTCTGTTATGGGAGTAAGCGATAAAGGAAACTATTATATTCTTGATAGTTGGGAAAAGAGAGCTACACCTGAAATTGCTTTAAGAAAAGCACTTTATTTTTGTATTAAATACAATGCAACACTATTACAAATAGAAAGCAACCAAGGTGGAGATTTATGGTATAACTTATGGGACAATATTGTCGATCAAACAGGAATGTCAAACGATGAAAGAATGCCGGGACTTGAGATTGTTCGTGCTTCATCGTCAACAGGCGGAAAAATGGAAAGAGCAAGTCAAATGTTAATAGATTATGAATTGAATAAAGTTTTTCACGTAGATAATGATTCTGTAGAAGATTTAGAAATCGCTTTAATGAGATTCCCTACACGTAAACCTTACGATCTTGTAGACGCAACATACTGGTCATGGCAAGCCTGTAGTAATGCCTCTAGATGGGTTCTGTAAGTAAATTTCTTAAATCAAAATAAGGCCTTAAAATCGCCTATTTTGCATTTATAGTATCTATGTACCTTAAAGCAGTTATCGTTGAATCTAGACCCCTTCACGCCCGATAGAAGGGCATTGTAGAAAGCAGGCTAGGACGATGTTAAAACACTTAGATTTGTTCAGTGGAATTGGTGGATTTGCTCTTGCTGTAAAGTGGGTAGGTGGAATAGAAACAGTTGCTTTTTCAGAGATTGACCCTTTTTGTTGTAAGGTTCTTGAAAAGAATTTTCCTGGAATAAAAAATTATGGAGATGTAAGGAATGTCACAGAAAAAGAAGCATGGATCGTTACGGGAGGATTTCCGTGTCAACCGTTCAGTGTTGCCGGGAGAAAAAGAGGCAAGGATGATGACCGTTACATCTGGCCTGAAATGTTTAGAGTCATACGACAAACAAAGCCCACTTGGATTATTTGTGAAAATGCTTTTAATTTCGTCAACATGGAACTCGAACAAACGCTTATTGACTTGGAAAGCGAAGGATACGAAACACAAACGTTTGTTATTCCAGCTGTTGGCGTCGAAGCCCAACATCGAAGAAGCAGAGTTTGGGTTGTGGGCCACACCTGCTGCCGCAGATTCTCAGGGCAGCACAGGTGGTGGTCAGGGCAAAAGCCTACGGACGGATGTGAGAATGTGGCCAACACCAACATCAAGGGATTGGAAGGATGGAAAGAACATTGGAAAAGCAAAGAGGAATTACTTACTAGGAAGGTCAGTGGAAGCAAACCAGCAATCTGGAAGCCTGAACCCGAATTGGGTAGAGTGGCTAATGGGATACCCAATAGGGTGGACAGACTTAAAAGTTTAGGTAATTCAATTGTTCCCCAATTAGCACAAGTTTTGATTCAAACAATCAAGGATATAGAAGATGAGAACATTTAGTTTTGGTGGTGGAAGGCAATCTATGGCAGTTTTAGTGCTTGCAGCACAAAATAAATTACAATACGATGCTTTCCTTTTTTCAAACGTAGGAGAAGATAGTGAAAATCCACAAACAATTAAATATTTCAATGAGATTGCTAAACCTTTTTCTGAAAAACACAATCTTAATTTAATTGAATTACATCGTATTCCTGTAAAAGGTAGAAATAAAGGAAAGATAGAAACTTTATATTCAAATTTAATTTATGATAAAAGAAAAACGATAGAAATTCCAGTAAGAATGAGTAATGGAGCAACAGGAAGAAGAAGTTGCACATATGAATTCAAAATAAAGGTTGTTGCTAAATGGCAAAAGAAAAATGGCGCTACATTAAACAATCCTGCTATTACTGGACTTGGAATATCATTAGATGAAATACATAGAGCAAGAACAAAAAGTTATGTAGATTTTCAAGTATTAGAGTATCCTCTTTTAGACTTAAAGCTAACTACAAATGATTGTATTGAAATAATTAAAGAAAGTGGTTTACCTGTTCCACCAAAATCATCTTGTTGGTTTTGTCCTTTCCATTCTAGAAAGGAATGGTCTGACATGCTAATCAATCAACCAGAATTGTTTAGAAAAGCAGTGGAATTAGAAAAAACATTAAACTTACGTAGACAACAACTTAACAAAGATCCAATATTTTTTAACAACAAAGCTATTCCTTTGCAGGATGCAGTCGAAGCACAATTAGATATTTTTGAAACAGATGATAGAACATGTGACACTGGTCATTGTTTTGTCTAGAAAGAAGAAGAGCATGAATAAACTTATACTTGGAAACAATATTGATGAAATGAAAAATATCCCTTCGAATACTTTCGATAGTGTTGTAACAGACCCACCTTATGGAATAAACTTTATGAACAAAAAGTGGGATAAGGTAGACAGTAACTTTCACTATAATTGGGCAAAAGAAGTATTGAGAGTAACAAAGCCCGGAGGATACATGCTTGTGTTTTCTTCTCCACGAACATTTCATAGAATGGCAGTTGATGTGGAAAATGCAGGATGGGAAGTAAAAGATTGTTTAATGTGGTTGTATGGAGAAGGTTTTCCTAAATCATTAAATATTGCTAAGGCAATTGATTCTTTTTACAACGAAGAAGGTGAATATGGAGATTACAAAACGAAAGATCATGCATACTTAAGGAAAAGTGGAAATGAAACACAACATGAAGGATATCACAGACCTTGGAGAGATGATGAAGAGGCTGTGGAGAAAAGTAAGCGAAAATATATTCCTGCAACAGAAGAAGCTAAAAAGTGGGATGGTTGGCATACAGCATTAAAACCAGCATGGGAGCCAATCTTTTTATTTAGAAAATCTTTGTCTGAAAAAAGTATTGTAGAAAATGTTCTTAAACATGGTGTTGGAGCTATGAACATTGAAGATTGCAGAATTCCTACAGAAAATTCTGAAAACACTGGAAGATGGCCTGCTAATCTAATTCTAGACGATGATCCTTTTATTGTTGACAATCTTCCTAAAAATAAATCTAAAAGTTCATTAAGAAACAATAAAGTTTCTAACTTTAAGTTTTACGATGATAAAGATAAAAAAAATGTTGTCAGTGCAGGATTTGATGATGAAGGGTCCGTTACAAGATTTTTTTATTGTCCAAAAAGCAAACCGGGTGAAAAAGAATATGGTTTAGATAATTTTGAGTTTTCTATTGTTGATGATGGAAGAGATAAAAAGATTGATAATCCTTATTTAAGAGGAAAAACTCAAAGAAAGAATATTCATCCTACTGTTAAGCCTGTAAAACTTCTCACACATCTTGTTAGAATGATTACGCCTGAAGGCGGAACTGTCTTTGATCCTTTTATGGGCAGCGGAAGCACTGGAATTGCATGTGTAATTGAAAATAAAGATTTTTATGGAATTGAAATAGAAAAAGATTATTTTGATATTGCAAAGGCAAGAATTGAATATGTTTCATAAATTTTATTGTGGTGACAGTATTGATGTGTTAAAAACAATTGAATCTGATTCTATTCATTGTTGTGTAACTTCTCCTCCATACTGGGGAATAAGAGATTATGGAAATAATAAACAACATGGATTAGAAGAAACACCAAAAGAATATGTCGAATCTCTTGTAAAAGTTTTTAGAGAATTGCGCAGAGTAATGAGACATGATTCTGTTTTATGGTTGAATATGGGAGATACTTTTTTAAGTTCACAAAAAGGGAGTGGAGGAAGAAAATCAAGATTGAACGTTAAAAGAGATGAAGATGGAAATGAAGTAAAAAATTCAACAGGAAATGTCAGAATGCCTGTGCGCAAATTTAACATTAAAAAAATAGGATTGCCAGAAAAAAGTTTACTGGGTATTCCTTGGAGACTGGCATTTGCATTACAAGATGATGGATGGGTATTAAGACAGGATATTATTTGGAACAAAACAACGACAACACCAGAGTCTGCGGAAGACAGATGCACAAGAAGTCATGAATATGTTTTCATGTTTACTAAAAATAAAAAATACTTTTTTGATTCTGAATCTATTAGAGAGCCTGACAAAGAAAATTTAACAGGCAGAATAAAAAGAAGTGTGTGGACTGTGGATAAAAATTATAAATTGTTTAATCACAGGGCAGTTATGCCACTAGAGCTTGCAGATATTTGTATTAGAGCAGGCACAAGTGAAAAAGGTTGTTGTTCAATTTGTAATGCTCCATTAAAAAGAGTTGTAGACAAAAAACTTCCGCCATATGATTTTTATACAATTCCTGGAAAAGTTAAAGAATGGTTTGTACACAATAAAAGAAAAACAGTGACATGGATTCCATCTTGTAAATGTGATAACACAAATTTTATTCCTTGCACAGTAATAGATCCTTTTTGTGGATCTGGAACAACAATCGTTTCTGCACTTAATAATAATTGTAATGGTATTGGAATAGACTTGAATGAAGAATACATTAAGATTGCAGAAGGAAGAGTATCAACTCGGGAGAACAAAAAATAAATGCCATTTGAAACTAAGATTTATACGCCCACTGTTGGAAAAGCAATTACTTTAGAACAATTTAATAATGAGGCTTTATGGAGAGATTCCTACACTTCTGAATTTAGAGATAAACAAGGTGAAATACAAAAGTCAAAAAGATATAAAACTTCTGTTGCAACACTGTATCGTTGTATAGATATTCGTGCTGGAACTATCAGTCAGGTACCTTATTCTATTTATAAGCTTACAAACAATAAGGAGGTTGCTACAAGTAATAATTTTTGGAGTAACCCTAAATTTCAATGGTTGTCTGATTTTTCAAGATTGATGTATTTAACAGAAGCATCTATTTTACTTACATCAGAAGCTTTTTGGCTAAAACAAACTTCTGCCACTAATAAAACACTTGGCTTTAGATGGTTAGCATCCCCATACATTTCTCCCGTATATGACACACAATATGGAATCATAGGATTCAAACGAGAATTAAACAGTGGGTCTGTAGAAGATTTTTCTAAAAATGATATTGTTTATTTTTACACGCAAAATCCTTTAGGTGAAATTATTCCAGATATGCCACAAGCACTTAGTGCTGCTATGAGTGCAAATGTTATTTTTAATTATGAAAAGTTTATCGAAGAGTTTTATAAGCGTGGTGCTGTAAGAGCTACAATATTAAAAGTCGATCGTTCTGTTGCTCCAAAAGAAAGAGCAAGATTAAGAGAGTTTTGGCAAAACTTTCTTTCTGGAACAACTAATGCTTATGCAACAGAAGTTATTTCTGGTGATGTTTCTGCTGAAGTGATTGGAGAGGGTGCAGGTGATAGTGAAAAAACAGAAGTATTGAGAGATAGAAGAAAAGATATTGCTACAGGAATGGGAGTTCCTTTTTCATTGTTGTTTGGTGATTCTTCTGCAAGCTATACTGCTGGACCAACAGAAGAAATGAATTTTTTGAAATACACGATTCGTCAAAGAGTTGAATTGATTCAAAATCAATTAAATGAACAGTTTTTTATTGAAAATGGTTACAGAATAAGATTTTTTGTTGAACACATGCCAGCATACAAAGATTTTATTTCTGGTCAATTTGACATGTTTAAGAAATTAACAGATTCACTTTTGCCAGCATCTTTTGCTGCAAAGCTTTCAGGTATTGTTCTTCCAGATGATATTAGTTATGAAGATATGGATAAGTTTGTTGCAGAGGAAAGAGAAAGACAATTTAGAGAAAAAGAACGGATTGTTACTCTGAATTCAAAGATTCAAGAAGGAAATGGAAATCAAACTCCTACAGACCCAACAGAAGATAATAACATGAAGTCTTTTTATGAAGAAGTAAAAAAGTTTAGAAAGTGGTATAAAAACAATAAAAGTAAAAAAGATTTGTCTGAATTTAAGTCGGACCTTCTTACAGAACAATTGAAAGAGATGCTATTAAATGGATAATCTAAAAAAGCCACCATTTCCTTGGTTTGGTGGAAAATCAAAAGTTGCTCATGTTGTTTGGAATGCTTTAGGGAATGTTAATTGTTATGTAGAACCTTTTGCTGGTTCACTTGCTGTTCTTTTACATAGACCACATACACCTAATATTGAAATCGTAAACGACATTGATTCTTATCTAGCAAATTTTTGGAGAGCAATTTCAAATGAACCAGAGCAAGTTGCCTACTGGGCAGACTGGCCAAAAAATGAAACAGACCATCATGCTAGACATATTTGGTTATTAGGCCAATCTGAATTTCGTGAAAAGATGATTTCTGATCCTGATTTTTATGATGTAAAGATTGCAGGATGGTGGGTATGGGGACAATCTATGAAAATAGGACGTGGATGGTGTGAAGCAAAAAAATATTATAAATCTGGAGAAGAACCTTTGGTTCCTAGTCGATCTATACCGGAATTAGATCATGGCAGAGGAGTTCATCGTAAATCCACAAGAAATTTAGTTGAATATTTTTCTTCATACAAAGAAAGAATGCGCTTAGTAAATGTTACATGTGGAGATTGGAAAAGAGTAAATAAAGACAATGTTATAGATAGACACGGATTAACAGGCGTATTTCTTGATCCACCTTACGAACTAAAAGGAAGATATTCTGTTTATGCAAATGAAACAAATGTTTTAGATGAAGTCAGAGAATGGGCATTAGAAAACGGAAAAAAGCCTTTACTAAGGATTGCATTGTGTGGATATGACACAGAACATGCACAACTTACAGAAGCCGGATGGACAACATATAGGTGGACAGCAAGCGGTGGGTACGCAAGAAAAGCACATCATCTTAAAGGAAAAGAAAACGCTAAACGAGAAACAATCTGGTTTAGTCCACATTGTCTACAAATCGATTTAAGGGGGTCAAAATGACATTAGGCTATCTATGTACTAAAACACTTCTATCGTTAAATCTAGGGGCCTTCACGCCCGATTACGGGGCATTGTAGAAACATGACAGCACCATCAGTAAAAATAAAAGTTGTAGGAAAAGAAAAAACTAAAAAACAAGTAGATGATTATAAAAAGAAAGTAACCCACACAGTAGAAAGTGCTCTTAAAGAATCAGGAAGAATGCTTCTTGCTGGTGTTAAAAGTTATCCTGGAAGCTCATACACAGAAGATTGGAAAAACAAGGTTGCAACCTTTTATCCTGTAAAGCCACCTAACAATAAGTATAAAAGGTCTGGTGCTCTACAAAAATCTTGGCATGGCAGAATAGAGAAAAAGGGTGCTGGTGGAATGAAGTTTATTGTTTATCAAAAGAATTACTCTAATCCTCGTTCAAACAAGTCTGCTAAAGAATATGTTAGATATGTAATGGGGGATGAACAGACATTTCATCATGTAGGATATTGGAGAACTTATGATCAATGGACACAAGAAGTTTTTCCTTACATTGAAGAACAATTTTCTTCCATGATAGAAGGCATAACTGATAAATTATTTATTTCTATCAGGTAAAAAATAATATTTCATCAAAAAAATCCATTATAAACTTTTTACTATCATCATTGAATTCTATAAACACTCCAAAATTATTATATTGTAATGTTTTACTTCTAAATCCTTTAGCAATTAAACCATCATCTATAGATTGTATACACTTATGTGCTCTATACGGAAATGTTTTATCATTTCCATCTATATTAAAAAACTCTCCAGCAATTAAAAAATCAGATTGAAAACTTACGTTAATAATTTTTCTTTGACCAATCATTCCAAACAATCTTTCATCATAATTAAACGTACAAAAGTTATAAGTATTTATTTTATTAAACATAATATTCCTTTATATGCTATACTTCTAATAGAAGTCTATTAGACTTCGAGGAGAAAGAAATGATTAAATTTATCAATGAAACAGAAACAGACCTTTTTTTACAAGGATTAGGAATTGTTTTTAACAAATATGATCTTGATGGTGAAGTTTTTACTAAAGAGACTAATTATTTTATAGATTCATTAAATTATGTTCCTGTCCTTTACGGACATAATCAAAAAGAGATTAAAGATGTTCTAGGTAAAGCAACTATTTCTAGTATAACTGAAGAAGGCATTCTTTTTGACATTATAATTCAAAGAAGTAATAAGTATTTGAATTTAATTAAAAAGCTTGTTGAAATGGGAAGACTTGGATTAAGCACTGGTGCTTTACCACAAACACTAGAAAAAGATGGAAACTTTATTAAACAATGGCAGATAGGTGAAATAAGTTTAGTGGAAAATCCTGCTGAACCTGCAACAATATTTACATTACAAGAAATTAAATGCTTCTCAGAGAGTTCTTCGGAGAGCGATGAAAAGCTAGAAGAACTAGAAGAAGATAAAAACATAAAAATTGAAATTATAGGAGAAATAAATAAAATGGAACCTAATCATGTTGAAAGCCCTGAAGTTTTGCCTGTGAAGGCAAGTGCTACTAATTATGATGATATTTTTGCTAAGTTTGAAGAAAAGCTTGGTAAGATTATGGATATCATCGAAAAAACTCCTGTCGCTAAAGCAGGATATATTACTCAGGATGGTGGTGTTGCAGATAAGAACATTAAAAGCTTTGGTGACTTTTTGATTGCTGTTAAGCGCAATGACCATAAGCGCTTGACTGAAGTTTATAAGACCACCAAGGATTTGGGTGAAACACCCGGTAGCAGTGGTGGTTATCTTGTTCCCACTGAATATGGCACTAATCTTATTCAGGTTGCTGCTATGGAAAATCAGATTTACAGTCGTGTCCAGAAGGTTCCTGTTTTGAGAAACAGTGGAACTTATCCTGCACTTGACCAGTATTTTACGCCTACGGCAGGTTCTGGTGAAACTTACGGTGCTGGTGGTGTTAAAACTAATTTCACTCAGGCAGGACAGGAATTTACTGAAACCGAACCAGCTTTTTCTACGCTTGAATGGCGATTGAACAAGATTGGTGGTTTCACGGAAGTTGAAAATGAATTGCTTGAAGATTCTCCTTTTGCAATCGAAGCTTTGCTTCGTGGATTATTTCAGGTTGCGATTGCTGCAAAGAATGAAAGAAACATTTTGCGTGGCAGTGGTCTTGGTGAACCTTTGGGCATTCTTAATTCCAATGTTGCTCTTGGTGTAAGTGACGAAACTACTGGTAAATTTAAGTGGGAAGATGTTGGTAAGATGTATTCTCGCTTTAAGAGCATTGGTGGTCAACCCACGTGGATTATTCATCCTTCCGTTTTTCCCCAGTTGATGATTATGAACAACAACACTGTTACGGCATGGCAGAGTAGTTTGAATGGTGGGCCGATGA